TCCTAAAAGCCGCAGGTTTCTACCTAGGTAGAAACCTGCGGCTTTTTCATGGAGGACGCTCATGCTGAGCGTAATTCTGCTTGGTGCAGAGCGTCCTTTTTCTCACATCATATCCAAAATTAACTGGATATGTTGTGATATGTGGGCAGGCCTCTTATCAAAGGCTTGCCCGGTCGCATACCCTTTCGGGATACGACCTCGTCTGACCTCATACCGGGGAGTCCAAGCCCTGGTTGAGTAAACAATGTCAGACCCCGAAGTGTAGACATACCCACCAATCGCTAAAGGAACAAGATAGGACTCATCTCTGAGTCTTTTTCTCATTAATTTCGGCGAAAGGTAGGTGTATTTACGTGGACCAGATATGCACAAAACCCCTTGATCCGGGTTATGCCATTCTGGCACGAAGCGGGCTACGTTAAGAAGTGAAAACAAGTAATCGAGAGTTGCGAAGAGATAAATCTTCTCTCTACCGCAAAATTCGAGCACTTGATTAATCACAACGAAAACGTTCGAGTCTCTTGCTAAGGACTTAACATACACTGGCGTAATTTCTCTGCCAAGGTAGAAGTCCCCGCCGCATGACTCGCGAAAAGGCCCTGTGCTGTAAGATTTATCATCATTAACGATAAATCCCGCATCTTCTAAAATGAGACGAAGGCTAGGATACTCTGTTGAGGGGACAATAATATCATCCCCGTAAACAGCAGTCTGGGACCAGTCAATAAAAAGACTGGGCCCTCCGAACCGACACCTCATTGCATAGATCAGTGACGTAAACACGAGTGTCATCATTGGGAATGTAAAACCATTTCCCATAGTTGATATCATGGATAAGTCTAGAGATCTACCGTCAGGCAGTTGTGTCTTAGGTGAGCGTAAAGCGCACATAAAACTATACCACTCAGGCGGGAAGAGGCAACGTACTAAAGGTAAAGATATGCTATCGGACGCAAGTGAAAGATCAATTGTTGCAAGCTGATCTGTCAAGCTACCGATCCTAGCAAGGGCCTTGTTTTTAGGCTGTTGTTTACGGATATCTAAACCAATACGGCGAAGAACTCCTTCGAGGTAGAAACCTGCGGCTTTTTGCAGGCACATACTCCCGGAAGGTTCAATCGCTATAGTACGAACAGCATCTTCGTTCTTCGGGACGGTTGTTAGCTTAGACCCTGGTACTACGGTAATCCCGGTACGACCTTTGCGTGCATCATTGCACTGGAAGTAGGGATTGTTGCGCCGTAGGGAAACTACCCAGGGTTCGCATCGAGCTGTACAAGTCATATCTTGCGATATTTTGTCGACTGTATGAGTCCCAACAACTCCAAAAGAGCTGCCGGGACCAAAAGCCCACAAATCGCAAATATGTTCCCAAAGAAGAGGCGTTTGGATAGCCTCTTCATCAACAGATATTGTGTAATTACAAAGAGCGTAAAAAATAAAAGCTCTAGCATTTTCCACAATATCATCGTCGAGGCGCAGTTCGAACTTTCCGACGCGGTCATTATTGCTAATGAATTTGTCGATAGCCTCAAGCTGCAGTTCGGGCTTGGTGAAACGTGCCTTTTTACGGGCACGGGCTATTTGCCTATCAACGGCAGGATCTCCGCGATATTTCTCGAGCTCTGCTAACATGATGTTAAAGAAGCCGGAAAGCTTCTGTGCATCAGTGCGGTCAATCATAGGATAACTCCTAATGAAACATCAGTGGGCTAACGGGCGTTAAATAATACCCGTTTCGAGAGCTGTAACAATGTTATTGATCTGGTCAGTCAGGTACCCAACATGGGCACTGAGCATTGACAAGATCTCGACAGAGTCATAGTCCTCGCTACCGGCAGGAATGTCGAAAGTGGTCGTAATACGAGCCACCATCGGATTCTGATTAGCAGCAGGCAAAACACCTTTACGGGTGATAGCCTTGTAGCTGTTAATGCCGATACCACTGATAACCCCAGTAGTGGGGTTAGCCGACGGGAGCGTTTTGAGCTGAACAGGACGGAAGAAAGACAAAGTAAACGGCTTTGAAACCGAATGCGATGTACTTCCGGTCTGAGTACCGCCAAGAGCAGTAACGGCACGTTGTACGCCGTTAGGGCTTGGGGAGGTATCAGCAACGTTCGTAAACGTCGGGCTGGTCAAACCAGTGACCGCTGCACCTGTAAGAGGTGAAGAAGGTGAAATAGACATAGTAATGTCCCTTTGCTAACCGAACTCTTACACACGTTAAAAGAAATTTCTAACGTGCAAGAGAAACGAAAAACTCTGCATCTAGTACACTTATAATCGAGATGATTACAAGCACCAAATACAAAGCAAGTGTTAGACAAATCAAAATGGCTTTTCGAATGTATTTACTCATTCGATCCTCCTATTTGAGAAGAATAGCACTAAGATTCAGGATTTTTGAGGTCCCGAACAAACCAATCTCATCCAAAGTCTTAAATCTAAGACCCGCATGAGGTATGGTTTGGAGCTTCTCGCGCTTAAAGATCCCGTAATGGCAATAACCGTCGATAGGGTGATGGGAATGCTTTACCCATGCCGTATCGTCTGCTTCATGCCAATTACGAGAAATCGTTTTTCTCAGCATACGAGTATTCAAAACGACATATTTCACGTTGCCAGGTGGCACGCGAGCAAGGTCATTAAGAAAATCGCTAGCTGTGGTGAAATAATCGACAGCCCACGAATAAGGAACTAAATCCCAAGCAAGCTTGGGCAAGTCCTCGTAAGTAAGGCCAAGTCGGTCAACAACACCATAACTGCTGTATTTATCGATCAAAAGATCGATAGCAGTTAAGTAACGATAGGATAAGTGATTCTCAGTTGTAGAGTCACCATACATACTAAGATAATGGCCATAGGCTGAAGTTGTGCCTACAGTTGTCATCTTTTGATATGTTATCCAATCTTTAGAAGCGGCCCCGTAAATGCGGACACTGTGGTTTTGATCCATCATTTGATCAAGAACGGCAGTGGCCACGGCCCGGAAATCGCTTAACAAGGGTTGAACCCCAAAATTGAACGATAACCAGGATTTACTGGCGTGGCGCAAGCCACGGCGAAGCCCATGTTTCCCTTTGATGTTAATCAAGGTCGACATGAGGGTACTGGATAAATCATTGATAGAGTTGTAAATTCTACTCAATTCTTTGACTTGAACCAGATCCTCAAAGACATGACTCTCACCAATTTGACTCGCTAAACGCCTTTTTAACCAACCAAGTGCTTGATCTTTGAGCGCATCGTCAACTTCGAGATCGAAATATCCCGAAGGGAGCAATGTTTTCTCAGAGGTCGTCACACAATAGTGGCTAGGAGACGTTTTAAAAACATAGCGAGCCTCGCAAAAAGGAGAATAAGCGTTACCCCACTCTACAGTGTAGGGGGAGGTAGCGTCCTCTTTTCTTGCGATCCTCTCACGCCAGTTGTTCTGCTTTGTGCCAGTTTTAGCGAGCGAGCGAAGGTTCTGGTTCGCGAAAGAGTCCAACAAGTAGACTCCATCGCAATTAACCCGAACTAAACTCCGAACGTTGATTTCTGACATAACAGAACTCCTATAGAGAGAGGAGCCGTAGGCTGGAATGCCTATGGCTGGAGAAAGGCGCGAATGCGAAAGCTATCCGCCCGGCAAAAGCCGAACGAAGACTCCCGAAAAAAAGCCTTCTCCAGAGGTCGTCACACAATAGTGGCTAGGAGACGTTTTAAAAACATAGCGAGCCTCGCAAAAAGGAGAATAAGCGTTACCCCAC